TGGTGTTTTAACTACTTTAGCTAGTTACACACAGGTAACTGCTGATGTTGTATCAACTACTACTTCTGCACTACGTTTAGCAACTGAGATAAATTTAACTACTGCAATACATGGTTATTCAGCTAGTCCATCAACAGCTACTGTTACAGTAACAGCACCTAAAAAACAAGGTGTATTTTTAAATACAGGAACAAATTATGTAGTAACAATAGTTGGTACTTTTGCAGGTACTTTAACTCAAAGTGTTGTAGCTGGTGTACCTTCTGAAATTGATCCTTTACATTATCATATATCTGAGTTTTTCAGATTACAGCCTAAAGGTCAATTATATGTAGGTGTTTATGGTGTATCTGATGCTACTACTTTTGCAAGTGTTACATTAATGGTTAATTATTCAGGTGGTAAAATTCGCCAAATGGGTATATTCCAAAAAACAACAACTTTTGCAGGGACTCAAGTAACAGCTTTACAAGCAATTATAACAGCTAATACAACAGTTCACAAACCTTTAGAGATTGTTTATCAAGGCGAAATGAGTGCTTCTACTTTAGCAACTTTAGCAGATATGAGAGCCTTAGCAGCTCCAAATGTTTCAGTTGTTTATGGTCAAGATGGTGCTAATATCGGTAAACAATTATGGTTAGCAAATGCTAAATCTATTGGTTGTGTAGGTACTACATTAGGCGCTATTGCATTTGCAAAAGTATCTGATAGTATTTGTTGGATTGGTAAATTTAATGTTTCTAATGTTGAATTTGATACTTTAGCTTTTGCTAATGGTGTTTTATATTCGGCTCAATCTGATGGATTAATTAACTCTGTAGATTCTTTAGGATATATTTTCCCTAAGAAACATATCGGTATTGAAGGTTCTTATTTTAACGATTCTCACACAGCAACACCTATCACAGGAGATTTTGCTTACATTGAGAATAACAGAACTTTTAATAAAGCAATTAGAGGTTTAAGAACTTTTATTTTACCAGCTTTAGGAAGTCCATTAGACTTTAATGCAGATGGAACTTTAACAGAAGCGACAATAGGTTACTTTGAAACTTTAGCAGATAGTGCTTTAGCAGTTATGCAAAGAGATGGAGAACTTAGTGCTTATTCAGTTACTATTGACCCATCACAACCTGCATTAAGTACATCAACTTTAGTAGTAAGTGTTTCAATCGTGCCTAAAGGAGTTGCTCGTAATATAGTAGTAAATGTAGGTTTCACTTTATCAATATAATAAGACATGGGAATTTTAATAACACCGTTAATTAACGGAAAATCGTATGAATGGAGTGATATTCAAGTAGTAATACTTGGAGCTCCAATCACAGGTATTACAAATATCGAATACGAAGAAAAACAAGCAATGGAAAACATCTATGGAGCTGGGGAAAATGTTGTATCCCGTGGATATGGCAAAGTAGAACCAACTGCAAAGATTACTCTAAAAATGGAAGAAGTAGAGGGCATTATGTCAGTTGCTCCATTAGGTCGTTTAAATAAAATACCTGAATTTGATATTGTTGTATTATTTTTAGATGATTCATTAATCCCTAGAAAACACGTTATAAAAAACGTACGTTTTACAGGAAATAACCGTAAATCATCAACAGGAGATACTTCATTAGATATTGATTTAGAATTAATTTGTTCTCATATTCTTTGGTTATTGTAACTATTATTTACTATATTTGTAAATAAAAAAACAAGTATGGAAAATGATAAATTAGTAGCTGAGTTAAAAGCTAAATACGGTTCAATTAGAACCTTAATTGTACCACTAGATGAAGATGATGCTGATAAAAAAGCAACAATTTATTTAAGAAAACCAGATGCAACAAGCCGAGATATGGCACAAAAACTTGCACAAAAAGATAGTAAAATGGCTATCAAAGGTTTTTTAAATACACTTTACATCGGCGGCGATAGTTTAGAATTAGTTTATAACTCAGATGATGCAATGGCAAGTTTAGATCAAGCAGTATTTGAACTATGTAGCGTACAAAGAACAGAGATAAAAAAAAACTAGAGGAATATAAAAACTTAATTGAAGGCGATGAGATAGCAAAAAATAATGCACTTATCGCCTTTTATTATAAGGTAAATCCTGAAACATTAACAGATGATGAGTGGTGTTTAGCAGTAGCTCAAATTGATTTTAACCTACAATATAACGGAACAAGAACTTTAAAAGAATAATGGCAACCGACATAAATTACATACTAAATCTAAAAGACTTATTTTCTAAAAAAATGGGTTCGGCTATTAGTCAAACTGGTAAATTAGATAATAGTATGTCTAAATTAGGTGGAGTGGTGGCTAGTACTTTTGCTGTTGGATCTGTTGTTGGTTTTGGTAAAGCAGTTATTGAAAGTTTAAAAAACTATGAGTATTTTCATGCTAGTTTAAAAACTATGCTACATGGTAATATAGGAGCAACAAACGCTTTAGAAAATCAATTAGTTAATTTAGCGAAAACAACTCCATTTGAATTAACAGAAGTTCAAACCGCAACAAAACAGTTATTAGCTTATGGCTTTAAAGCTGGTGATGTTGTAAAAACAATGCGAACCTTAGGAGATGTATCTTCTGGTATTGGTGCTCCATTAGGAGATATTGCTTACTTATACGGCACATTAAAAACAAGTGGACGTGTTACATTAATGGACTTAAGACAGTTTGCTGGTCGTGGTATTCCTATTTATGAAGTATTAGCTAAAAGATTAAATACAACCACTGAAAACATTAATAAAATGGTTTCGGCTGGAAAAATTGGATTTAAAGATATTGAAGGAGCATTTAGTGATATGACTTCGCAAGGAGGTCAATTCTTTAATTTAATGGCAGACCAATCTAAAACAGTAGGTGGTAAATTATCAAATATGGGGGATGCTTGGGAGCAATTAAAAGTTAACATAGGCAAATCTCAATCTGGAATAATTGCAGGCACTGTGTCTTTTGTTGGTAGTTTAGTGGATAGCTTAAATAGAGGTATTGATGCCGCTAATTTATTAGATAAAGCATTTAAAAACGATAAAGGTTCTCAGTTTGGTTTTTATCAAAAATATATAGGTAGGGCTGGAGATAAAATCAATATGGCTACTGGTGGACACGCTATGTCTGGTGGTTATGAAGATATGGCTCAATACGCATCTGGTATGCAACAAAACTTAGGAGCTACATCAAAAGATAAATTATCAGCTTCTCAAAATAATTTAACTATTTCAAGTATAATAAAAAATATATTTGCTGATAGTAAAATGAATTATATTGAAAAAAATAGAAGGGTTGGAATTTTACAAGAAATAAGAAAGCAAAATTTAGATGCTATTGGACTTTTCGGAATGAAGGAAACTCCAAATTCTAAAGGGTTAGCAGATACATTAACAAGCGGAAATAAAAAATCGGATTCTTTAGGAAGTGGAACAGAAGTAACAGGCAATAGACCTCAATCACTTATTATTAACATTACTAAATTAGTAGAATCTTTAAATATAAGTACAACTAATATGACTGAAACATACGCATCAATTAAAGAAGCGGTATCAAAAGCATTATTAGAAACAGTAAACGATGTAAACACAGTAGCAAGATAATGGCAGATAAAAATTTTATAGTTCCAATTGCATTAGCAGTTAAAGGTCAATCTGAAATGATTTTAAGAAATGCTGGTTTAAGTTTATTAAAGCCTAAATTTTATAGAGTTAATGCTTCGGTAGTTGATGAAGAAGATACAACTTTTGATAATGATGGAACAATAGGTAATATGTTAGGTATGCCTGTTTTTGATTCTATTACTTTTAAAAATCCAAATAACCAAACTCAAACTTTCGTAAATGGTGGCGAAGGTCAAGGAGCTAATAGTAGTGATTTAGTTTTAATAACTGCTTTAATAACTGCTAGTAAAAATAAGAACATTGTTGTAACAAAAATACAAGGACGTAATGGAACGGTTAAAGAATACGTTTCTGATGATGATTATACGATTAGTATTAAAGGTGTTTTAGTTGGTAAGTATGCAAATAAACGTCCTGTTGATGAAATTAAGAAATTAGAGGAATTATGCGATAGTCCTTTAGAGATTGATATTGTAAGTAACTTTTTAGCCGATTTAAACGTGCTTACTGTTGTAATTACATCACATTCTAAAACTCAAAGAGAGGGCATGAGAAACGTAATAGATTTTGAAATTCAATGTTTATCTGAAACTCCTTTTGAAATAAAATCAAATGCTTAGATTAATAAGTAAAACTACAATAACAAGTAAAAAGACAGGTAAAGAGTATTACTTTGACTTTTGCGAAGGTATTGAGATAAACACATCTTATGAAACTTTCACAGATACTGCTAACATTCGTTTTCCTAGAAAATTAACAGATAATGGTAAGATTATATTTGTTGGAGAAAGTGCTTTGTTTAGGCGTGGAGATAAAGTAAAGATTGAATTAGGTTATGATCCAAAGTTAAGAACTGTTTTTGAAGGCTATATTACTGAAATAGGTTCTAACATTCCAATTGAATTAAAGTGCGAAGATGAAATGTTTGTTTTAAAAAATACAAATATTAAAACGTACTCTAAAAATACAGTTTCATTAACTACTTTATTAACTGATATTTTACCTAGTACTGTAAAATTTGAGTGCTTAGATGTTAATTTAGGTTCTTTTAGAATAACAAATTCAAGTGTATCAAAAATACTAGATGAGTTAAAAAAAGACTATGGTTTTTATGCTTATTTTAGAAGTAA